GTAAGTCCTAACTTGTACTCACATAGCTTCTTCCCCGGCTTGTTCTTCAGACTGGTTAGTGCAGCCTCGGCGTATTTAAACTTCTCGGGGATAGGGGTGTCGTCCTTGACAAAATTCTCGGCGGCTTCGTGGAACAGAGTTCCATACAGCATCGCCTCGGTCTCTTTTTCGGTGTAATCCTTGGCAATCTTCATATGGTAGAATTGCTTCGGGCACTGCTCAAAGGCTTTGATCTTACTGAAGGACCAAGGCGATACACTATATGTCATTTACGGGGGTTCTCTTTGTCGAACGTACTCATACGACTTTTATAATATAATTTCAGCGCCACAGCATCAGTCATTCGCAGTCTCCATAAGATTTACCAATACCCGCTTCGCAATCGACGGGTAATCCCCCCGCCCACTCAGGTACTTCGCGCATACATTCTTCGACATACGCCTTGGCCGCTTCGGCTTCGGCATCAGGGACGCAGCAAACGATAGAGTCATGCACAGTCAGAACAACCTTATATCTCTTGGCTACTTCTAGCATCTGCTCACCGATAATGCACCGTGCGAGTGCTTGGCATACGTTCTCAATAACCTTGCCACCGTATATCCGGGTCCGGCCACGGCGGGTCTTGTAGTCGTACTCAAAACCCCGGTCAGTCTGGTTGGCCTGTAGGTCGGCGTACCGCAACAACAAACCAGAAGGTAGGCGAAGTGATGACTCGTCGGGGACTGCTTCGATAAGATTACCCACACCAAACGGCGTACTGCCGCCGCTGTACAACGACGCTATCGTATTCTGTGCGTCACGCCATAGTTGGTTTATCTTCCAGTTAGCATCTCGGTAGATGTTAATGACCCGACGGGCTTCGTCCAGTTCCATATCAAAACCAAACGTCTTAAGCTGCTCTTGGAAGCGCACCGCCCCCATACCATAGCCAGCGCCAAGGATCGTAGTCTTGCCAACGAACCGCTGATCTTTATCTACGTCAGCCTCGTCAACGCCATAGATACGGGACGCCATCTTCACATAAACGTCTTCGTTGTTAGTGAACGCACTAACAAGATCGTCCTGCTCTGCTAGCCATGCCAACACCCGTGCTTCGATCTGCGCGGAATCCGCTTCGATGATTGAGTACCCTTCGGGAGCGATGATACTGCGCTTGAGGGCTTTACCGTTTGGCCCCCGTGACGGAAGGTTTTGCAGGTTGATCTTATCGTCACCACCCCAACGCCCAGTATGTGCGGCGTAGTACCTAACTGGAACCGGTAGTAACCCCCGCTTGGCGATATCTATGAACCTCTGTGTGCGTGTCTCCTCCAGAGTGCTTTTAACGCCAAGCCGCGCCGCCACCGCAGTCTGCACACGGCTATCCTCATGTTCAGCCAATGCCTTGAACGCTTCGTCCGACTTGGCAAACGCATAAGTTTTCTTGCCAGTGGTCGGGCTTACCTTCATCGGTGGCTCAACGCCGAACGACCGCAATACCTCTGCGAACTTAGGATTACTCATAAGTTCTTCGCGTTCGATACCCGCGTCCCTTAACAAGTCATCCTTTGAGTCTCTAGTATTTCTCAGGTGTTCTTCAAGTAGCCCGAGGTCCAAGTCCAGCGTCGGCTCTACGAACATACGCAGTGTCAGGTCTATCAACTTGAGTTCCTTACGGGGGAAGCCAGACCCCATACGCTTGAACAACTCATAGGTCAGGTCCACATCGTTAACGCAGTAGTCGCCGTAACGGTCTAGTTCATCCTGCGTAAAATCTTCTCGGCGCTTTCCGAGGGCGTTGATGACTTCTGTTCCCTTAACACCCACGTTGTACTTAACAGCCAGCGCCTTGAGACTTGAACTATCTTCCACCCCGTTAACAGCACGGGAGATACAAAGAGTATCGGTATAAGCCCGAGGATGAATATCAAAACACCAGCTAGAAATGGCACCATCAAACATAGTGTTATGAGCAAGAAGCATAGCCTCATGCCAATCGAATGTTTGTAAATAACTTTTGATTTCTTCGTGTGTTCCACTAGCCCACTCCGTATCTTTGTTGTTAACCTTCACACCTACCCCGATTACTTGGAACCGTGGGTCGCGTATGTATTCCTCTGTTGTCATCTTCGACAACGAGAACTCTTTGTCGTAGTAAGTTTCGTAGTCGATTGTTATCAGGTCCATTACCTACTCTCCGGTGCTATTTAAGGAATGGGATTTTTGGTGTAGTTTTGGTCATTGCGTGGTAGTCCAACTGCACCTTCAGTGTGTGTATGATTTTACCCGCAGAGTTATTCATCTCTGAGGCTACCTTGGGGGTTATGTTTCCCGCTTTCAAATCCTCAAAGGCATTGCATAGTTCGTTACGCAGGTCTGTTATGGTCTTCATGTCTGTTCTCCTTGGTTAAGATATCTTCTTATCTTGAGTTGCACTCTCTTTAATTCGATTAGCTCTGGTGGTGGGTTAACAAAGCCGACACCTCTCAGGAGGTTTTTTATGTACCGGTCATGTAGGTTGTCTACCCCGATTTTATCTCTCGCTCGGCCCCGTGCGGTTCTTTCGACCCATTGCTCGTCTGTAAGGAGGGCCATATACGCCAAGTCGTAGGCTCTTTTGGCTACCTTCTGTTCGGGGGTCATAGGTTTTCTAATTAGTTTCTGCCTTGCGTTTTTTCTTATACGGTTGGCCGCTTTCCGTTCTTCGGGTAGATTTTCCCTCCACCTCTGCTCCCTAAGGTATATGTGTTTTTTCTGTTCTTTGGTCCGGTTTCTGCGCCACATTCTCTTTTTTTCTAGTTGTCGTTCCTTTTGTTCTTCGGACAGATTTGCCCTCCATTCCCGGCCATAAGCGCGTTGGTACTCTTTCCGTTCTTCGGTCTGTTCTTCGGTCCTGCTTTCACGGTATTTTTTATTTGCCTCTCGCTTACGCTTTCGCCATTCCTCGTCGGATATGTTCTTAGGTCTAGTCATGTTCATCCGCCCCGCAAGCTAATTCACCACCACAAGCTAGGTACCCACAGGCATCCACCCAGTTGTCCTCATTGCCCTCGCTACTTTTGAGCCGTGCAACCTTTAGCAACGCCATCATGGCCGCTACGTCGATAGCGGTTACCTTGATCCCCAGATGTTCTGACCAATACACGGCAATCGTAGAGAAGTTATCCTCCATATTGCCATGCGTGGCCGCTCTGTCCTTGGTTATGTACCCCTCTGCCGTGCGTAGTATCTCTGCGCGTTTCATGGCGCGATCCAATGGCGGGTCGAATGGTAGTTCTAATTGTTCGCTCATTTCTTGCCCCCTGCTTTGGCTTCAGCTTGGGCAATCTGTCGCTTGAGTTCTTTGTCGGTACGCACCGTGTACCACTTATTCCGCTCGGCGCTGTTCTCGCAGTTGCGGCACTTGAGCGCGGACCAAGCGAAGTTATACACCGTGCTAGGCGCACTACAGTGGGGGCAGTATATCTCTCTGCCGTATACCTTGCTGGCGCGGCAGTAACGCCACACCCTCACAGCACCGTTGGGTTTACGCCACTTACGCTCCGCTTGCGGCGGCGCGTCATCAATCACTTCCAAAATCTCTGGCTTACCAAAGAGCCAATTAAACAATCCCATGTCACTTCTCCTTTTTGGGTTGAGTTGCTTTTACTTCTTTCATGGCGCACTCAGCGCACATGGCTTTGCGTGGGCTTTGCCAGACATCGGCCTTAGCGCCGCACATCACACATTCATAATTCGGTGAAACCGATAAGTTGTTCTCGTACATCGTTCATGTTCTCCTCATTAACCACCATAGCAATGCCTCCGGTCTTGCGTATGTCTTCCAAGTTCTTATCCTGCAAAGCTGTCGGTTTGTTCTTGCCAGCCTTACACTCAATACCGAAGAACTGTCCGAGGTAGCAGCCTACGATATCTGGCACACCACTGCGTCCGTAACCGCCTGTAGCGGGGTAGAAGTAGTAAGCCCCGATATCCTTAAGCTGCTGTGTAACCACCTTTTTGACTTTAGCTTCGGGCGTCATCGTTCTCTCCCGGCACGATAAGCACGTCGTGGCCCAGCTTCCCAATCATCTCAGAATGATCCATCAGTAGCGCGTATAACATCTTTCGGGGTATTTCGACGTTACGCGCACGGCCTGTGTCGGCTATATCATGTGCGTCCTCGAACTGCCGCTTTGTGGTGTAAAGTTTTATTTTACGCATCGTCGCTCTCCTTTGGTAAGAGTTCAATTTCGTAGCCAAGCGCATCAGCTACACGCTCAAACACACTCAGCATTACATCCTCGCCGGTTTCCATACGGCCTATTGTGTTTCTGTGCACCCCGGCCACGTCGGCTAAATCCTCCTGCGAGAGTTTCTTCTCCCGTCGCATATCCCTTATTAGTTTTGTTAAACTCAACGCCGCTTCTCCGTAGTAACTGGTTTCATGTTTGGTGCGGGTGGCCGGACTTGAACCGGCAAAGCCGAAGCCGAGGGATTTTAAGTCCCTTGTGTTTACCAATTTCACCACACCCGCTTTGTTAGTGTCGCACTAACATTACCACCACACTGGTGGGTTGCTGTGCCGCCATTCCGCAAAGCCAGCCTTGTCGCCGTGATAGTAGGCACGGTAGGCATCCACTGCATCACTACGCTTGTACTCGTCCGGCATACACTGCGGCGGCTCGGTGAACGCGGTATCTGTTGGGATGTTAGAGGGCGGGTGGGAAAGCGGCTCGACTAGCTGCTCGGTTTTGTGGGTCTTGCCGTAGCGGTATCCGTACTGACCGCACAGTTCGACAAGCAGTTGGTGCGCCCAACGATAATTAGCGGCGCTCTCTCGTACCCAAACAGCACTCGGGTGGTTCTTGTGTGTGGCCTTATACAGACCATGCGCGTCAGCGTACTCGTCGCCGTCTAACTCACGATGCGCTGTGCTGAGAAGTTGTGCCGTCTCCAGTATCATCTTAACGCAGTGCTTGTCGCAGTGCGCTCTGGCGGCAGACAGAGGCTCCCTATCAAGATAGAAAATGTTCACGTAGTTCTCCCGAAGTTGTGGCCGGGGCCGAAGCCCCAGCCTGTTAGCCGTATAGCCAA